ATTCTGGTAGATTATCTGGATTTTCTGCAAAATTTAAGAATGAGTGCATTTCGTTATTGAAGCGTTCCTTCACAAGTTGCGGTAGTTCTTCAAATAACGTTTTTGCTGTCGCGAGTTGATTTTGCATAGATGTGAAGTCGACGTCTGATACGTCTCCATATTGTGGATTTGCGTTAGTTTGTGGCATAATTCCTGTTTCCATGAATTGTGCTAATATTTTGTTAATATCACACGTATCTGTGTGATGTTGTTCTGTTAAGCCATCAGTGAATGATTGGCTATAATCTTCGTTGCCTAAATTGTAGGCTGAACGAAATGTTTGTTTTTTTACGCCTGTGGCTTTTCTTTTAATTGACATATTTGTATCTCCCATGTGTGGTTAACGTGTAATTGCGACCAGTAATAGGATCGCGGAAAACACGTAATTTTCTTTTAGGAACCTTAATATCTTCTTCTTTAAAGGTTCCACGTTTGTCTTGTACGGTGTATATCTTATGTTCATTTAGTTTTTTTTTTCGGTTGTTGAAGCTGAATTTTCGTTATTATAAAAAGCTGGAAACATGCTTTGTAATTCGTAATTCTCTTTGTTAAACCAATTTTTACTATCGAAAAACCAGTTCCATAGACGGCCGAAATCTTCACCAACGTTAGCGTCTGGTGAGAGTTTTCTTGTTTCTTCTAAAGTTTTTTGTATACCAGCAAGCGATTGTCCAACCATCGCTGCATTATGTGCCGAATTAACGGCTGCTGCTACTTTATTACCTACTGGCGCCATAGCGCCGGCTGATGAAGCTCCGGCGGGAGAACTTGCTTCTTTACTTCCGGCCAGTATAGGATTTATTCCCGCCTTTTTTAAATCTGCCATTCGGCGTTGAACGGCGGTATTGGACATTTCCCTTTGAAAGTCCATTTGTTTTTGTGTTGAGGCAGTCTGGTGCGCCATTTGGCGAGCTGCTTGTTCTGCTGATGCTACATTTGTTTGTTTTTGACCTTGATAACCGAATAGTCCAGATACTATCGGAGAAGCTATCGAGGAAAAAGTTTTTTTGAGCCAATCCATTAGAAATGTGTTCCGCCAGGTATGCTGTTTACTGGCATTGGACGAGTACACTTAAGTTTGAATAGTGAGTCGAATATGAATTGAGGTTCAGATAATACGGCGAGCGTACGTTGTACGTTTGTATCTGTTACCTGTATCCATGAATCACCAAGTAATGGCAGGGCTGAGTATTCCTGTGCGTAATGCCATGATTCGAGGGTGCCTGTTGCGTTAGAGCGGAATTTTCCAGTGATAGAGCTTGGCTTGTATCTATATTCTGCGTAACGTTCTTGGTAGCCGAACGTTGTTTCGTCGGCCGCACTTCCTTGTGCGTATATCTCTTTGTTTTTGACTGCTTGTTCGCCAATCGTTGATAGCGTTGGCCAGTAGTAATCGTATATTGTTTCTCTACTAAACATTCTGTTCAGTCCTTGTTGGTATGTTAAATCTGTTCTTACAGATACCATACCTATTACTATTGTGTGTTCAGTGAAACTCTTTGTGAAAGAGTGGCCACTAAGTACTGTTGTTCCTATGGCCGATAAGTTACCTTGAGGTGTGGTTGCGTCAGTACTTGAGGTTTGTGCGACCGGTGAAATATTTACCGGTGAGCTTCCGCCCCCCAGGTATTCTGGTCGTTGTAATCTAGCGTCTGGGCTAGTTACGTTAAAATGGTTCTTTATTACTTCGATATATCTTGAACCGCCTCGGGCTTGTATTTCAAGAAATTTTTGTGTTGCGAATGCCAATCGAAGTTGATTAATTGTTGCTGCGGTAGCATCAGATAGATCAGCATATAAAGCGTTTGTTGGCTCTACTCCACTGTGATATTTAATATCTGAATTAAGTGAAGGCGCATAAATAGATCTATTTGCACTGTAATCTGTTGAATAAATGCCAACAGATTCCGTATTTGCACCATCGAATGCTACTTTCGCTGTTGTTCCTAATGGAATTGTTACATCTGCGCCTTTCTGTGGCCATGGTAAAGCTGATGTGAAATAATCGTGTTTTTTTCCTCTGTTAAGTAATTCGTAAGTTGTTGCATCTGCACCAGAGGTAGTTAATACTGTTTTTGGTGCTTGCAAGTTTTCATCTCGGAACCAGTCGTTCCAGACGAGCGTATATGCTCGGTGCCATAATGCACTGAATTCTAAAGTTGCTACTTTAGTTGGTATTCCGAAATAATCGGATAGTGAAGCTTCTGCTTCGCCGGATCCTCCGGCGGTTATAGTTGGTGGAATTGGTGCGGCGACATCAAAGTCGGGTGTTCCATCTAATCTTGAGGAACCCGCAGCTTGATAAGTTTTTGTTTCTCCCATGAATTCTTCGAAGTCGTCCCAGACAAGCCTGACTGGAACGGCGAAGAAATGAGTATCCATGAATGCGTTATCCATGGTTGGGTGTATTGGTGTTGCTAATCGGCTAAATGCAGTGAGAATACAAGAGAATGTATCTCCGGGCAATGCCTCATCTACATATATAGGTATTAATTCGCCGGCATTGAAAGTGGTTTTAAGTCCATGAGATCTATCAAAAGTAGAGCGTTGTATATCGGCGTGTGGTACTTCCGCGAATTGATGTTGTTGTGAGGAACCGATTCTGCTTCTATTATGGGATTTTTTCATGGGTTATATCTCCTGTTAGTTAGCTTCGCATAGTTTATAGTTATGTTAAGTTTTCTTTGATTTTTTGAATTGTATCACATGTTCGTGTGCTTTTGCAATACATGTTGGTTCTTCCGGTGTTAATTCTCCGGTTGTTGTTTCAAATGTGCCAATTCGCCAGAGCGAATAATCCTCTGGATTTTTGGCAATTTGTGTATCTTCATTCGCCATGTCTGCGAATTGTCTTAGTGCTATTGCGTCGTTTTCTAGAGAGTAGTCTTGATGGTATGCCTCTAGGGCTGAGTCGAAGATTGTGTATTTATTTAATATCATAGTTTTCCTCTTTTGTATAAGCTCATTCGAGCTTTGTGGGTTTTCTCTGCTTGACGCAGAGCTTCAGGAGTACGGAGATATGCATAATTTTCTGCTTCTTCCATACGTTTATCTTTGATAGTTAGCATTTCATCTTTATGGTCTATTTCATAGAGCCTATCAAAAGATTTGGGTGGCTTCATTTCTTTGCCGTTAATGTGAATGTTGTCTGAGGGGTATACATCATCTTTATATTGAGCGAGCCAGTTTCCCGCTATGCCGGGATTCCGGCTCATAGTTGAGTATTCTTGTTGACGTTGTCCGAAATATTGTCCTGTTTCGTCGTCGATGATTGCATAGTGTGAGTCTTTTTGTTTTCCATTAATTTTTTTTTGAACGTAACCCGCGACATAAGCCGCGGATTGGAATGTTACGTCCCCTATTGAGGAATGTCCTTTTCCCCATAGTTTGCTTAATGTTTCTGAAGTTGTTAGGCCTTTGTGGCCTTGTAATTGTTTTCTATCTGAGAAGTTTGTATTGAATAGTATTGCGTGGTAGTGTGGACGGCCGAATTTATCGCCGTATTCTCCACAATGAAAGAATCTTACTGGATTTTCCTTAGTTGATTGTTTATTCCATCTTAGACGTTTCATGAAATCCTGAAAGTCTTTTTTAATGAGTGTGTTATGTTCTGGTATGTTGTCGTTGTCGTAGGTTAATGTTATAAATATATTATTGAGCCATAGCGATTGTTCTAATACAATACGCATAGCCCATTGTCTTGAGTATTCTGAACGACAGCCTGTGCATTGTCCACAGGCGAGTTGTATAGAGTTTCTTACTCCGGGGATTTCTTTACCAAATCTGTCTTCAAAAGAGACAGTTCTAGTTTGTGGTAAGTACCACGCTGTGTTAGGACGAAAGCAAGGCATAGTTGTTTCTCCATTGTTATAGTCTGATTCCGCCTCTCATTGGTCGGCTTCCTCTTAGTGAATTTCTTCTGTGAGTTCTCGAGGCTGTGCGTGAGAACATCTTTTTAGATTTTTTGTAGTTCATTTTTTTTGGTCTTCTCATTGTTTCACTCTCCTTAGTTCGTGAGGTTGTTTTTTACGACTTCCAGTATGAATACTGTCAGTCGTTACAGTTGTATCAAGTAGCAACTGTTTCTGCCGCGTCCGATTCATCGGACTTGCCTGCTGAGAGGGACGTAGTTTCCTCTCCAGCTTGTGCTTGTAGAGCCTGAGCTATACGCTCGTTTTTAACAGCTAAACCCATGTCTACCAATTCTGGTAGATTATCTGGATTTTCTGCAAAATTTAAGAATGAGTGCATTTCGTTATTGAAGCGTTCCTTCACAAGTTGCGGTAGTTCTTCAAATAACGTTTTTGCTGTCGCGAGTTGATTTTGCATTGATGTGAAGTCGACGTCTGATACGTCTCCATATTGTGGATTTGCGTTAGTTTGTGGCATAATTCCTGTTTCCATGAATTG